ATATTATATTTCGCCGACTAGCGCCTTACGCAATATGTCGCCCAATAATATTTATAAATAGAAACCTGGTAAATTCAAACGGAGTGACAAATTATATATGGGCCCTGACAGTGGAATCAACAAAAGGCTTTCGTCATTCCTAGTGAAACCTCGCGGCTCTATGGCCACAAAAGGGGATTCACCCCTCCCCCTGCAATATCGAGTTTCACGATAGAATTTTCAATAAGAATAAAAACCCACCACACCCGGCCTTTGGCAGAATGCCCTTTACTAATTATTTTGACGAAATATTTTGCAAAATTTTAACTTTTTCGTGACGTGCATTGCCCATTACTTGCTATATATAGTATATGGAAGCATCGAACAACGAGCCACGTACTCCGCTCTCCGAATCGGCGACCCACGTGTCCCGTCCCCCACAACCTAACCCACCTACATCGTTTCCCACGGTGTCTTCTCTTTCTCCTAAGCCTGAGGGGCAACGCCCCTCGGGCGCTACCCATATCGTCACCGACGATGAATTCACTTGCCCTTCCGACGAATTACCCCCACCCTACCCAGTGCACGAAGAGGCTCCCTTAGCGGTCGCTCCGACTGCAGAGCAAAGACAAACGAACGTTGTCAAAGCGTTGCAAGGAAAGATGGCTGATTTCATATCGGGGTCGTCGCAGAGGCATTATAGAACGATTGTCAGAGAATTGTCCGATAGGCAGATACCGTTGAACTTGTTGTCTGACGAGTCGAAAGCAAAAGGCCTTGCGCAGATGTTAGAGGAAGACGTGTGTTCGTTATCGGAGCTTGTTATATTGGGGCAATTCGCGAAAGCAATAGACGATAGCGACACGAGAGCGGCGGAATTCTTGCGAGATACAGCGGGCTACAAGCCGCAGACCGACGTCACTGTGGAACATAAAACGCAGGGCTTGGCGTCACTGACGGATACGCAACTGTTGACGTTGCTGCAGGCATTGAACCCCGAGCAAGGCGAAGAGGTAAGTAATGGATAAAACGACGGCCGCCGCGCTTAAAACACTGGGTATCGATCAATGTGCATCGGTCGAACAGATCAGAGAGGAGCTTGCCGTACGCGAAGCGCGGAAGTCCTATTATAAGTACGTCTTGTATTCGAACCAGGGTTTTATTGATACGGCGTTTCACAGATTTCTGTGTAACAAAGTGCAAGAATTTCTGAATAAGAAAGGAAGCGCGGCGTTCGACGTACTACTTATATCGACCCCACCGCAGCACGGTAAGTCGCGTAGCTTGACTGAGACGTTGCCGTCATGGTATCTTGGGAATCACCCCGACAAGTCAGTGATTATTGCCGGCTACTCAGAGGACTTCGCGAAACGATTCGGAAGACGTAACCTGAGGAAACTCGAAGACTACGGGCCGAGACTGTTTCCCGACTTCCACCCGGCCGAAGCGCCGTGGACAAACACGGAGTTCGAGTCTGTCGAGGGCGGGCGCTGCATCAGCCGTGGTATCTTGTCAGGTATTACTGGTAACCCTGCAGACCTGTTCATAATAGACGACCCGACGAAAAATATGCAAGAAGCGATGTCGGAGACGACGCGCGCTGCTATCTTAGATGAGTTCTACGCGTCAATCCTAACACGTATCGCGCCGCACGGTAAGATTATCGTCATACAGACGCGGTGGCACGAGGACGACTTGTTTGGTCACATCAAGCGGACGTTCCCGAACGTGGAAGTGCTGAACCTGCCGTGCGAAGCAGAAGAGAACGACCCGATGGGGAGACCGGTAGGCGCACCGCTGTGCCCTGAGATTGGTAAAGGCGCCGCGTGGCTCAAAGACTATAAAGCAACGTACATTACCGAGAACGGCGAGCGCGCGTGGAACGCGTTGTTCCAAGGCAACCCGGTCCTTAACTCGGGTAACATCTTCTTAAAAGAAAACTGGCAGTTCTACGAAGACCTGCCGGAACAAGTATACAACGTCTTGTCTGTCGACGCGGCGTTCAAGAAAAGCGAGACAAGCGACTTCGTCGCTATACAACACTGGGGTAAGCGTGCGAACGACTACTACGGTATTTGGGGTACCAGACGCCGCCTGTCGTTCACTGAGATGATAACAGTGCTCAGAGAGTACATCTCGTCGCACCCTGACCTCGACGCGGTGTACATCGAGGATAAAGCGAACGGCTCGGCGGCCATAGACATGCTGTCGCAAGAGTTCGACAATATTATACCCGTCAACCCTGAAGGCGGTAAGCTGTCCAGAGCGGCTGCGGTATCGTACATACAAGAGACGAAACACGTGTATCTGCCATACGAGCCGTGGGCTTACGAGCTCATTGACGAGGCGTCAGCGTTCCCGGCGGGACAGCACGACGATACCGTCGACGCGTTCACGCAAGCGCTGAACAGATTGTCTATCATCGGCGCACCTGTGAGCGAGAAAGTCACGAGAGAGTACAGCGTCTGGACGCCCGACATGTATCAAGATTTCGAGGCAGCGGACGACGCACTTAAATCACAACTACTCAAAGAATGGAAATACCCCGTTGAGTGGAGGTAAGAATGAAGAAGAAAGAAACACAATACCAGTTTCCTCCGATGTCGGGGGACGTACAAGAACGTTTGCGCTACTGGCAAATGCTATTCGACGACGCGAGGGCTAAACGCAAGCCGCTCGTTGACGACAAGTTGAAAGTGCGCGAGGAGCTATACAAAGGTACGACGGCTGAGAAAAGCGGTACGAAGTGCTTGCGCAACATGTGCTTCGAGTTGATCGAGACGCAAATCAACAACGCTATTCCGCAACCGAAAATAACGCCGTCGGACGCTGACAAACAAGACCTTGCCCACGACCTTGAGTCGATGCTCAGAAATGAGATGGACCGCCTCGACAGCGAGACGATGAACGACCGCATCGAACGAGGCGTGTTGGTCCAAGGGTCACACTTCTATGAAGTCGGCTGGGACGACACCGTGCGCCACGGAAAGAACGTCGGTGCTATCACGGTCGTTGACCGCCCGATTCAGGACGTCTGGTTGCAGCCCGGCGTGCGCGACTTCAAGAAAATCGAGTACGCGTTCGTGTTCAGCCGCGAGAGTATGATGAAAATCTACAACTTGACCGGCAAGATACCGCCTGAGAGTCCTAACTACAAAGGTATGGTCGACATGATTACGTGTTGGTACTACGACCGCGACGGCTACGTATGCCGCCTCACGTGGGCTGAGAACACCGACTTTGTAATCTTCGACGACAGGGACTTCGAATCGAGACGTCAGCGCGTCTGTAAGCAGTGCGGCTACGCAACGGACGAAGACGTCTGCCCGATATGCGGATCGACTGAGTTCACGGAAAAGAGCGTCAGAGAAGAAACACTCACTGACGACGTCGTGAAAGGCGACCCGTCAGACCCGACGAAACCGAGACTGCTGCTCGCTAAGAAAGGCGACAAGGTGAAATACTACGCACTTCGACGCATCCCGCTCGTTATGCGTGTGAATATAAGCACGGTTGACTCACCCTATGGTGTGTCGGACGTTGACATCTTGACCGAGACGCAGCTGTCGTCGAACAACATCTTAACTAAGATTGAACAGAACATCTTGAAGGCTGGTAGCATTATCACTATGCCTGAGAAGATGAATATGAAGCTCACGAACGAGACGTTGAAAGTCGTGAGGTTGAAAGACCCGAAATGGGCTGACGCAATACGCGTACAGAACTTGCAAGCGAGCATTCAGCAGGACGACATCCTTGCCGACCGCGTATATCAGTACGGCAGAGCGTCGCTCGGTATAACCGACTCGTACCAAGGCAAGCGCGACCCGACCGCTGAGAGTGGAAAGGCGAAAGAGATAAGCGCTGCGCAAGCCGCGGGTCGTATGGAAAGTAAACGTAAGATGAAGGACGCTGCGTACGCCGATCTGTACGAGATGATGTTCCACTTCTTCTTAGCGTATTGCGACAACAACGAGACGTTCGTCATCGACGACACTGACGGCTCGATAACAAACGCGTCGATCAGCAGGTACAACTTCTTAGATGGCGACGTCGGAAATCTGTACTACGACGACAGCTTTATGTTCTCTGTCGACACGGCTTCGGTCCTCTACACTTCGCGCGAGGCGATGTGGCGCGAGACGACTAATAACTTCGTCGGCGGAACGATGGGCAACCCGCAAGACCCCAGAACGCAGATGCTGTACTGGAAGATTATGAAGGAACTCAACTACCCGCTTGCTAAACTGTGTTTGCAAGACATTACGGAACGATTCGGTCTGATGCAGCAGCAGGTGGCAAAAGCCGTAGAAATGGGCAAGAAAGCTCAGCCTGCGGCGCCTACGGGCGGAAACGGCGAGCAGAGTGCAGCGAGTGCTAAAGCTAACGACGAGGCGGCGAAGCAAGCAATGTACAACGAACTTCAAAGTATGATTGGAGGATAAAGAATGTCGATTTTTTACACTAACAAGACAATAACGATGAACCGAGGCGACTCGGGCGTCGTACTGCTGTCGATTCTAAACCGTGACGATACGCCGTTCGCTTTGCCTATCGGTATGAAGAATCCGATGATTGTATTTTCGGTTAAGGCGGAAACGGACACGAACGACCTGAACGGCAATATGCTCATCGAAGAGTATATGCCGATTAAGGACTACACGTATTACGGTTACGGCACTCCGGACGAGAGCGGTCAGATGAAGATTCGCGGCGGCTTCTATCCGAAGGTCAAGACGGTAAACACGGAGGAGTCTGTCGTTGATACGGGAATCATATACAAGGTTCTTGCAAATAAGAAGTATATGTTCGTCGTACCGACAACTACACCTCCGGTATATCCTGTCAGCCTTACGAAACGTGAGTATGCGTTTGCCGTACCTCTGGTTTTCGAGCCGGCGTTCACTGACAGGTTATCACCTGGAACGTATACGTATTCGATAACGTTACTCGATTCGACGTCGCCGATCACACGTGTTATAGGTGACGGTGAGCAAGCGACCGAGATAATCGACTTCGACGGTTATTTGACGAACGTCATCTTGAAACAAGACTTGTTTGGCTCGCAGAAACTTATCCTGAGCGACAGCCCGATTGCGAGAGTACACAGTGACCCGATTTGGAGAATGTATTACATCAATCCGTGCTCTGAGGAATCTGTGGCGAACGCTACGGCGAACGAGATTACGACGGGTAATATCACGAATATTGCGTTACCGCCTGTGTATATCGCAACGAAAGACCAACTAGGCGGTGTCATCGTCGGTGAAACGTTACAAGTTGACCTACGCGGTGTATTGGACGTCTCGACAGCAATAACGAACAAGATTGCTGATCTGTATGCGAAGATCGGCGATATGACGACCCTGACCACTGACGAGAAAACAACGCTTGTCGGTGCGATAAACGAAGTGGATGCGCACGCTGATGCGAATAAAGCGGAAATAGGCGACCGTTCCGGGCTTACGACAGACGAAAAGGCTACGCTTGTCGGTGCAATCAACGAGGTCGACTCGCATACTAACAATGCACAACAGGCCGCAGACAACGCTCAATCGTCAGCGGACGAAGCGAATGCCCGACTCGACGACGCTGTACTCGTACGAATCGAATCTGAGCCGGTAACGATACTTACGACCGACTGGGTTGAAGACGGCACTATCGATCCGTTCACAGTCAAGGCCGTGAAGAAAAGCACGTTACCCTTGAAAGGTAACAGAAAAAGACTTGTTGCGCCCGTATTCGACACTCTCGATATGGCAAGATACGGGTTGGTTATAGGGTCTATCGAGAACGACGAGATTACTTACTACTCCACACGAAAACCGCTTGAAACGATCGAGGGAATAAATGTGATGGAGGGATAGTATGATAATAATACGAAACCCATACGTTCAAGTTCTTGGGGGTATCTTCTGGGACATAAAAGCTAACTATGAAGCGCCTACTCAGGAAGGTCGACCGGGTGACATACGGTTGGTGTTGCCTTACCCGAAGGGACAACCCACGTTCAAAGATTATGTTGGTCAGTATCGCGAACAGTATATGGACGCTATGTGTACGGCGGCCAACGATTCGAGTTATCCGTGGACACAGACCGACAACGTATTACAAAGTACGAACCACAACCACAATTCGAGTTCGACGTACAAACTTACGTTCAAAAAAGCAGGCGTCTTGACATTCGAATACAACGTTAGTAGTGAAGGGTCGTCTGACCCTTTAACGATCAAACATAATACTACTACACTCGTCAATAAAGACGGAACTGGCAATAGTTACACTGCACAAACAATTACGGTCGCCGTAAATGATACAGTTGAATTTACGTACAAGAAAGACTATAGCGTTAGTTCTGGACAAGATACTGCGTATATCAGAGACTTGTGGCTTGAGCCTAAAGGTGGAGCCGCTGACGTCATCGGCATTCCTGGAATTCCTGACAGTGTATACGACGAATTCAACACTGCTTGGCAAGAGTGGCGGGAAGGGTTACCTCTACCGAATCTTTCTGATATTGAGCAAGTAAGCATTAACACGAACTTACTTGTGAATGATGGAAACGTATTCGGTGAAAACGGAATATTCTTGTTTTCTGCACTTGACGGAAAGTTAGGTACCGCCGAAGCGCAACTATTCAACAACCGCACGGTTGGGATAGACACATATTTATCTCGATCGGTAGTAAACGTTGGTGGTTTACAGCTTGTATGTGATGTATACGTTTGGGATATTAAAACCCACACGTGGGTTAAAGTCGACTTCGAACGGTTGCCGACAACGTTTAAAGACGTACTTAACATTTCAAATTGGACAATAACGAACATTCCGTTGGATACTCTTTCGTTGTGGAGTAACCTTAATTTCGAGGAAACGTATACCGAATATAAGAATTCTCATGCACGCTCATTCGAAGAGAGTTTCACGGTGAATACCTGGAACCCGTCTGGCGCTGACGTAACCAATACACAACTTTGGGCACTGTTATCAATGAGCGATTCTGGAACTACAACAGTAAATAATACACCTACGCCGTTCTAAAGGAGGAACAGATTAAATGAAAGGAACAATTGACATAAACATCACACGAAAAGATGGTACAACCGAACATCGACAGGAACACAACGTCGTATTCGACATACCGGCAATCGCACTCAAAAAATCGTTAGAACACCCTGAGATATCGAGAGTATTTCAAGGTGGAGTAGGATATTATAGCGAGGCTTACAAACCAGGTAATGAATTTCAATATTTCGGTCTGTCCGAAGACACGATGGACCTGACCGCACCCGAGTTTCGTCCGATAACGTTGCGTTGCGTTTCCGGGACAGCGTCGAAGTGGTATGATTCTGCGATAACGAGGACAGTTGAAGACAAGAAAATAACCGTTCAGGCAACGTGGACGGCACAGAGTGCATTAACTCTTAAAAGCATAGGATTTATAAGTAATAGTCCCGGGTATAGTATAAGTGATTTCGTCGCTGACTCTAACAGCAGCTATAATCATTTGTTCGACGGCCATTTATACCCCAGACAGTATTACAGTCCTGCAAATCGCGATACTTATAATACAAATGGAGCCAGTATTTACGACTTGAACCTAAGTGATTTCAAATTCACTAACAACTATCTGGGAGGACTTAAAGGTAAAGTAAACCCGACAAAAGTCCATGTCATTCCATACGAATTGGCAAATCCCGATGAAAGAGCGGCGTTCACGAGTACGACGTTTGAGAAATCTCCATACCAGTACTCAACCTATATTAACTATTCTTCCGGTACTGTATACTACAATCGTTTGTGCATTTATAACAAAAATGATGTCGAAACGCCGTTGCGGTATTTTGACTTGAGCCAGTTCGAAGGGGCACTTAATCCAAATTACTCAACTACGTTTTTCATTGTTAACACCGGAACGAAGAACTATTTAATGCAAGTTATCACCGCGAATAGTACTAAACACGTAAATGTATGGCAAATTCCTGATGCGGCAGTTGAAGCGAGCGCGAGCATCCCGTTATTGTCTTCGCAATCGTTGACCGACGCATTTGCGGGCGTGGCTACGTTGGACTATATGGTCGTTATTGGTAATTATGTCTTGATTATGGTGCAAGGTGGGTGGTATTGGGTCCAAATCTCAGATGATTTATCTGCTAAAACGTATAGCGGCTATGCTGCTCATCAGACGGCGACATCAAATGCTTTGTCAAATACACCGACGTTTCGGTATGTATCAAAAAACGAGTCAGGTGTTCAATTGTGTACGTTCAGTTCTTCGTCAATGTATCTTCCGAATCCGGCCGTTTATTATACTAACTCCACAGCAGCGAACTTCTCTACACCGATTGTCCTCGCAGAAGGTGACGTGCTTACAGTCTCTTACAAGATAGAGGTAGCATAAGATGGTAATAATACGAAACCCATACGTTCGAGTCTCAGTCGGCGTATCTTGGGAAATAACAGCTGCCACGAGTCCCCCGACTGGGGTCGGGTACCCCGGCGATATCGTGCTTGTCTTTCCGGAAGGTGCTGAAATACCGAATGTAGCAAAACTCGAACAAGTAGGTGTTTATAACAACCTGGAAGTCTCGGACGGAAATAAATATCCGGAAAACGGTGTGTTCTTGTTTAGCGGAACAAACGGTACACCCGGTGAAGCGGAAATACTACTCGTAGATAAACAAAACCTGCGTATTGATATTAACGCTTCGAAAGCCGTAGTGAATATCGAAGAAATGCAGATCGAATGCGACGCATACGCTTGGGATATTCGCGACGAGAAATGGGTCAAATTCGAGTATATCGAATTGCCGTTCGGAAAGGTTGAAAAGGTAAAACTTATCGATTGGTATACGAAAGGCGTGGAAGCCTCGAATATTCAATTCTGGAGCATATTTAACCCGCAAGAGACGTTGTCTCATCTGGCAAACGAAAACGTTTACGACGTGTAATTACTTCTCGTCGAGCAGCAGTAGCAGTGATATGGTTCGTTCCTACAATATATATGTCATTGGCCCGTATATGTCCTGGATTCCTAGTCAGACAGCAACTAACAGTTCGCGTGGTGCTAACATTTGCCGAATAAATGACGACTTTTCAGTAACTACCTTCCCAGGGTATTGCGGTAGTGCGATAATGTCTTTGGGTGAGGACGGTGCTTACTATTCTTCTGGGAAAATGTTCCTTTACCGGCAATACCTAAATAGTTCTGACAGGTGGACATACGGGAGTAACAACAACGGCCGATATTCTCCTACGTACTACAACATCACTGCAGCAAACTTCTCAACCCCGATCGTTCTCGCAGAGGGCGACGTACTCACAGTATCATACAAAATAGAGGTATCTTAATATGATAGTTGAAAAAGTAAATACCAAAACCGGCGAAGTCGTAACCATTTACGAATCGCCCGAAATCAAGTTTACAGCAAAAACTCTCGAACTTCCCGGAACTACAATCACCTTGAACGGTGACTTGTACGAGTTCCGCGAGGGCAAACCCGTCGAAAAACCGACCGATGAGCCCGAACCCGCTGAATAACGGAGGACGAATATGGACTATATAACAGCTATGCAAAAACGTTTCGACGTACCTGATAACTCGATCTGTGTTATCAGGTCGAGCGAACCGGAATTTATCCCTATTCCGGATATGCCGGTGAGCGGAGAGATGACCCTCAAAGACGTGTTCGACTTACTTATGAGTCGCATTTGCACGCTTGAAGAGCAAGTATCTCGCTTGTCGTCTACTGTTGCGGAGCACGAAGAATCCGTGCAACGTTTGTTCGACACTATCGAAAATTGACCACTGCACTGGGAACAAAATACTTCTACTCTCACGTTCGGTGCAGCGAACACGGGAAAAGGAGCTTTTATGGAAACAAACGAAATCATCAACAAAGTTGGTGTATGGGTCGCGTCGATCGGTGGCGGTGTAGTCGTCGTCCGATATATCGTGAAAATTATTCTCGCGATTATAAACCTCGCGTCGAGAAAAATACCCTTGAAATTGACTGAGACGGACCGTAAACAAATCGCTGCGGAAGCTGCGACGGAAACGACGAAGTTGCTTGCTATGGGTATTAAAGTCGACGTTGACGGGCAGATCGATAAAGCGACGAATCATCAGATTGAATTACTTAAAGAACAGAACCGCGAATATATCCGACAGAACAATAAGCTTGTCGCTCTTATGCGTAAGATGGGTTTAGTCGTTGCAGATTTGAAATCACCGTCGGCGACGTTCAGAGACGACCTCCGTCACGAAATCGATACTGATTTTACGTCTGATTTTCCGGTACAGTCGCTGTTAGGTGACCCTGTGCTTGCGACGATCGAAGTATCTGACCACGTCAACATTCCGGGAACGAATACGAAGAAGTCGAAAGAAAAATACTAAGCGTTAAGGAGGAACTACTATGAAATGGAATCCCAGAGCAATTATGCTCAGTGTACTTGAGTATGTTGCTTGGTTGTGCCCTCCGGTAGCGTACTGTATTTACAGTTATGTAAGTACATTACAGTATGTTCTTGATAAAAAAGCGGTCGTGTCGTTCTGGGTCTCGTTCTCGTGCATTCTCGTCGGCGTCATTTTCGGCGCGACGTTATTCAAGCGAGTCAAAGCGGCATACGCCCGATACGTTGCGGCATTCGTGCAACAGAAAGCGGACCTCGAAGCTCGACCCGAAGACGAACATCTCATTGACCTCGTCGAGAAGAAAAGCAAGACTATCGAAACGATGGACTTCGTTATGGCGGGTCTCCCGTTGCTGCTTATCGGCGGAATGTTGTACGCGTTCCAGAATGCAATCACTGAGCTTATCAACATCTTCATTATCACTGGACTGAGCTTTTTAGCGAAAGCGGGTATTCATACGGGTACCGTGCACGTTAAAGCGAAGGGAATGAAAGATAAAATTCGTATCAATGAACAGGTGAAATCGGCTGAGGAGGTGAAGTAGTATGTCGTCTGAAAACGATATCATTGCCACCCAAGACGAGATGACGACAGCTGATGTTCGTAAGTCGATGCGCGTGAGCGTATTCACGATTATGACGAATATCTTGCTTGTTGTCTTGATATGCGCCGGGCTGATATTGACTGAATTCTTCCGACTGGACTCGTACAAGTTCAAGATTCAAAGCCTCAATTTCTGGCTTGAAAAGTTAGCGTTTGCGTTCTGCACGTTCGGTATAATGCTCGGTATAAGCAACTCTGCCGATGAAATAAGCCGAAGCAAGAATCCGGAATACTTGAGCGATATCATGAAATTGAAAGAACACTATTCGCTGCTGTTGACCGAATATAATGACGAGAACTTCAAGAAGTACATCGACAACGTCAACCGCGCCGAAAAATACCTTGTGTATGTCGCCGATCTGGACCGCAGAATATTGCATAGTCCTAAGAGACGGCAGATTGCGTTGAAGCGTCGACTCTTGCTCTCTCCGGACGAAGTGTTTTACGGCGGCGTGTCAGTACGATACAATCAAGTGTTGTACAGTCAATTCGCCGGCGTCGGCTTGCCGCTGGACCATAAGAGTGACCGCGGTAATAAGTACGACGTACCTAAGGCACAAATCTATGCGCAAAAGCTCATCGGCAAAGTATGCCTTGTCGTAGGTATCTGCGGCTTCTCTGGCGACTTGTATTACTCGTTCCAGAACTTCAATACCTCGATGATTCCGACGCTTATTGTAAAATGCGGCGGCATTATCGGTGCTATATACGCTGGGTTGAAAACCGGTTCGCAGATATTCGAACGTCGAGTATTGGTCGCTAAACTCAAACTTGCGTTCTATTCGCAATTCAACAGTCGCAAGAATAGTGATAAGCTGACCGACGAAAACCGGTACGTTGTCGAGATTCCGCCTAACCCGATCGTCGAAAGCGCTCGCAGGGAACTTGAAAAATTACCCGCACAACCCGCGCATCGCCCGTCGTTCTGGCGAGTATTTGTGCGAACGTGGAAGCAGTCATTCGGTAAACACAAGATTGACGACGACAAGCCATTCTGGGTGAGGTTGTCTGAGAACTTGTTGCACAGCCAAGAAATACCTATCGTTAAAGACAGAGAAGAAGTGTGTATGAAAGCAACGCCTACTACTCCGCCTACCCCGGTAACGCCGGAAACACAACCGAGCATTATTGTTCTCGGACCGCCGAAAGAAAATTTCGAAAATTCTCAATAAATTTTTGAAAATTGTGACACGGTTTAGCGAGAACAAGCTATATAATATATAGAACACGCGGCTGAAAAACTGTACTCCCAGAAGTTCGCCGCACAAAGGAGACTGAATAATGAACTTATTCGACAAGGCTGCTAAAGACGACCTCGGTAATACAGGTAACCCTGGTCAACCTGTCCCGCCAACAGATGGTAACCCTGAGAACATTCCCGTCGATCAGACGAAAGCTTTTGCTGAACGCCTCAAGACGGAACGAGTTAAAATCGAACGCGAAGCAAGAAACGAACTCGCTCAAAGCTTAGGTTATGACAGTTGGGAAGATTTGAAACGTGAAAACGAAGATAAAATGCTCACTGCCAGTGGTCTGGACGCTGAAAAAGTCAAACCTATCGTCGACAAATTGGTTGAGACTCACCCAGACGTAATCGAAGCGAAGAAGTTAAAAGATGAGAAAGCTGCCGAGGACTTGAAGAAAGAAGAAACCGACGCATTGTTCTCATTGAACCAGAAGTACGGAACGACGTTTTCGGCGCTCAGTGATTTGGATGAAGCGACTCAATCCCTGTACAAAAAGGGAGTGCCACTGGACAAGGCATACGCCGCTGAACACTTTGACGACCTTGTGAAGTCCCACGCACCGAGTCGTCTGTCGAAAGACCACTTGTCGCCTGTCGGTAGTTCAGGTTCGTCTACTCCTCCGCGCGTTATAAGCGAGCAAGAGATGGCCCTTATGCGTCGTTTTAACCCGGGCGTTTCTGATGACGACATCAGGAAATACATTAACAAAACATAAGGAGACATAATAATTATGGCAAATTTACTTACCAGCTGGCAGCGTTACGACAAACAGTACGTCCAGACGCTCATTGTCGGCTCGAAATGTAGCAGCAGAAGCGCTGATTCGAATGGCCAAGCTATTACGAATCTCGGCGCAACCGCCTTCAAGAAAGGCTCGGCGGTTAAAGTTGTACGTGGTGGCTCGTCCGGATCGTACACCTACACTATCACAGATTGCACGGTCCTCACCGACGCAGATTACGTCGTTGCAAGCGATTACGCAGTCGGCGACAAACGCATTGAAGTATATCCCGTCAAGGATATCACGAATCTCGTCTAAGGAGGAAATGACAGATGGCAATTATCTTTAACATTGACGAAGCGTTATCCTTGTCGGCATTCAACGTATTGCAAGAGCCGATCAAGATGATGCTTGATAATCAAAAAGAGGCTTTCGAAAAAGAATCCCTCATCAACAAAGTATTCGCTATGCATACGCTCGATGCGTATCAAGAAGAATACAGGACCCGTACGTCGATGGGTAACTACGAACCCGGCTACGATATGGAGCCCGCGAAGCTTTCTGACTTCAAAGAAGGCTACAGCAAAATTTGGAAATCGACGACTTGGCGTAACAGCTTCGTAATTTCGAAGCAAGCTGTCGAAGATAACCAGATGATGACGATCAGCACCGACGCTATGGGCTTCGTCAAATCGTACGGTCGTACCCGTGAAATCTTCGCTTTCGGTATGCTTGCAGGCGCTCTCACCGGTTCGTATACTCAGGGCAAATTTACGTTCGACTGCCGCGGCATGGATACTACGGACGGCTCGCTCGAAGGCACGAAACAGTTGTTCTTCACGAAAGACCACTTGCCTCCCATTACGACCGGTCGTACCGAAAAACAGAGCAACAAGTTCCACTGCCACGTTGACCTTACGGCTCCTAACGCTCACCTCAAGATTCTCAACATCGTCGGCTATGTAGAAAACCAGATGATTAACTACACCGACTATGACGGCAACCCCACCCCGATGGCCCCGACGACTCTGCTCGTTCCGAATCACTATGCATTCAGAAACGCATTGCTCGCTGGCTTGAAGACTCAGTACACCGAAGTGCTCGGCAACAACGGTCTCAATATGGAATTCGGCAAGTGGACGGTCCTTACCACTCCGTACCTCAACAACCTGAAAGGTTTCTCGAACGCTGACCAAGCATTCATCATGATTGACCCCGCAGCGAACAAAGAAAACCTCGGCGCAGTGTTTATCGACCGTGTTCCCCTCGAAGTTTCTTCGTGGTTCGATCAACCCAACGAAGCGAACGTCTGGAAAGGCCGCGCAAGATACAGTGCAGGTTTCGGCGACTTCCGTTCGATGGCCTACGTACACTGCGGCGCTGACCAAATGGACGCTCTGTATGACACCGGCGCTAAGAGTGGCGGCACGTACAATACAACGGACATTCCCGAAGCAGACGTCGCTCCTGCAGGTCTCGGCGTAGTCGTGCAGAACACGTCTACCAATCCTGTTCAGACGAAAACTGTAACCTAATACACAAAGTTGCCCCACCTCGATGCAACGTCTCGGGGTGGGGACTTTTATAAGAGGCAATTATGAACATTTCAGAATTTACGACAAGAGTCTTAAACAAGCTATTTATCACTGAACAAGATTCGAAACAGTTCGGATATGATAGCAAAATAATTCCTACGTTGAACGAATGTTTGACGTTCATTGCTAACGACGTCCTCGCAAATCGAGTGACGATTCCTTTCGACGTAGCGTACGACACAAACGGGTATCTTCCCGAATGCTCATTACCGAGCGACGTACTGTCTGTATTGTTTGTTGACACCGACGTTCCTGGTGCAACGTACTATCAGCCTACGCGTCGTACGATCAGATTTAATTACCCCGGCAAATACTTAGTCATTTGCGACACGTTGTATCCGAAGATTGAAACGGGTGACACAGAGCACAACTGTGAAACTATCCCTGAATCTGTTATGACGTGCGCTGTGTTATACGTCGCTGCCCAGATTATGAGAGACATCGACTTAACGACGGCTATTACTATACAGAACGAATACGAGACTGCGATTGCTCGTCTTGATAACGGTATATCCGATTTGCAAGAATCGTTCAGATTTGTACCTAAGTGGTGATATATGGAAGACAAACTTATTTTTGAAGTATCTAAAATCGAAGACGACTATACAATGCGCGTCGGTGAGAACGTAACCGGCGACGAAATTTTTCAAGGAATGGCGGTGTTAGTCAAAGAGCTTGGAAACAGACAACGTAAGATTGACCCGAAATTCTCTGACAAAACTATCATACGAGGAGTAGAATTATGGCTTCGATATCTCGAAAACGAGCAATAAGATATAACGTCCCGGCGGCTCGCGATTTACGTAGAACGTATACGTCGAGCGTCACAAACTTCCGCGGGATATATAATACCGAGACGACGATAGAAATGGCGCCGGGAGCAATGAACGACGCCTGTAACGTTTATGTCGACGAAGACTATCGCCTTGTCACGAGGAAACGTCTCACACCGTTGTTTTTGCCTGAGAAAGACGTAACAGTCATTGACTCGGTTTCTCTGGGTGACGACATCTACGCGATTATTAAGGACAACACAACTGGTGCCGAGCACGAGTATGCGTTCTTGAAGTTATATCCGACGAAGACGTATATCGATTACCGCGTGACGGCCGACAGTAGGTTGTTCGTTGCGAATAATAGTATATACATTACGAGGTGTGACTCAGGCGATCAGTTCGGCGTACTGCTTTATAACGGTACGTCCGTTTCCTCGTTGACCGAAGGAGCGAATATACCTGTTGTATACCTCGACCCGACAGGCCGTCGTATTGCCGTCAATGAATACGGCGACGCAAGTGAAGCGTTGAATATCTTCAGTACGAAAGCGAACAACGGCCCTGGTTTCAGGTTTTCATCGTTGAGTTATTCGACGCCGTATGACCTCAGAGGAAAGTTCCAGAATTACATCACTACCGAAGCCGGTGAGGCCACTGCGACTCTTCCTGCAAGATGGGAACGAGACGCGTGCGACGCAAGCGGCGGTGTCATCAAAACCGTTGCGAAACTCAAGAACGAGTACGTCCCTGGTAGCGGTGCGATATGGTCAGGCGCTGGTGGAAGCGAAATACCTTCCGGAGTACAGTGCGAGTGTGAAGTGTGGGTTTCAAGTGGTATAACTGTTTCCACAAAAATCGTTCATTTGAACATTATACGATCGACAGCTAGTCTGCAATTATCTACAAATATAATAGAGTTATTCCCGAGCGGGTCAAATAAGAACTGGGACGTTGACGTTGACGGCGAATTTACAGACGAAAACATTCTCAGAAAATACCACATTGATTGGGCGTGGGCGCTAAACAACACATCGAATCCGGACGACGTCATCGTCAGGGTTGGTATTTCGAACTACGGCATAGTTGAAGGTAGTAAACCTGTAAATAGCGGTTCGAATTGGGGCATTCACAATTTTACGTATAAGGTTGCAGGGCCGTCAGGGTATGTCGACACGTTCTATTCGTGCGCAAATAAGATATGCCTAATGAATCCCATCGATTACGGCGAACTGTGGAACAGAGAATCAAATACACTTACGCAGGTTGACAGAGGCGCAGCAGTATATGCTACGGTTTCTTCCGGCAACTTAACAATCGAGACACTCACTTTTGATAAAGATAATGAAGGAAGTGTTAAATCGTTTGCTGTGTCCAGTACTGACCTTCCTGGTGATCTCACGAGTATTAAAGACGTGACACCGCTCGCAGCATTCAGAGCGCGGTACACAAACAACGACGACGACCCTGAGTATCTTATTTCCCACGGACAAGTCCAAGGCGGAGCGTCGGTGTCGAAGGTTTCACTACCTCTCGCGATATATTTACTTCGTATTGGTACGGCGTTATACACTTACTGCCCGGTAACCGGCGCCGATGGTGAGATGAAAAAGTTCTCACTTCCGTTCACTAACACCGACAATACACCTACAGTATTGGCGTTATCATTTGCTTCTGACGAGATATTCGTTCCGTCATCGATAATGCCACACACTTACAACTTCCCTATCGTCGGACATATTCTCGCGAAAACAACCGACGAACTTAGAATCTTCAAAATAGACACCGTAGTGTCAGTGCACAATACTTACGTTACGGAAGTAACAGCATCTGTTTCGATTGTACCAAATGTTACAAAGTACGCTGACTACACGTCTGTTTTGCTTGATGGTGTTGAAGTAAACCCGAAGTACACCGAGCTCATTATGAATGACGACATTACGTCGTTCGTTGCTAACGCGACAACGCTCGTAACGAAATACTCTCGTACGTTTGGCAGTGAAACTTCTTTGAAGGTTGTAAATGTTTACGCGTACACTACACCTGTTCTCGGGCAGATTCGAGACGGAGCGCTTACACACGAATTTGAACAGCTGAACGACGGTTCTATGAAAGTTTATGCTGGTTCCGGATCGATAACGTACGCTTACTCTGAATCTCAACTTTACGGCACGAACGGAACAAACGGCTCGGCGTACGCTGACCCGATATTTGATATCACTGAGAAAATCGGCACTGCGCTCTATACCGTTTGGAACGACGCCCGAGAAGCTATGAAGAATATCGACGGCGTCTACTCGATGAACAACTGTATCATCTTCACGTCTGGCAGGAACTTCGCTTACTCGATGACGTTCAGCCCGAAGTACGTCGACCCTTATTCGTGGGAGCAGATGTCGTCAACCGACGATAAAGTTCTTGATATCCTCGCAATAAGTCCTACGGCGGCGATTATGTCGACCGAGAAAGGTATGTACTGGATTCTGGGCACTGGCACAGGTCAATTGACTCATTTGAAACCCGTTGTATCGCAGTTCGATATACACGGACGTAAACGCGGTAGCTTTGCCCGTCGAGCAATGGACGACGTACCTACTATAATGTGCGACGACGGCGTTATGATGTTCGTTGGTACAAGTGAAGTGACCGAGACAGCGAAGAACATTGCCACGATGAGCTCTGCGATATTCCAGAAGTATGATGAGTTCCTTGCAAACGAGAAACGCCGTTTCACGTTCAGAGGGCGTTGGTACAATATGTATTGCATATCGACCGGAGTTGAGACGAAGATTGTCTTCTTCGACGTCAGGTCATCGGCGTGGTGGTACTGGACGTTGCCCATTGACGCAATGAAATTCTTCCGTTCTGGCGATGACTTGCTTGCTCTGACGAGCAATGGACTTATATACAAGTTTACAGACGAGGATATAATTTCGAATAACGGGTACACTGCACGATACAACGACGAATTGGTAAACGTTTCATTTGAAAACGTGACACCCTTGTATGAAAACTTGCAATATAAAGTACAGTGGTATATACAAACGCACCCAATGAGTCTCGGCAATACGACGAAGAACAAGAATATGCGTGACATCGTTCTTGCGTTATATCCGAACGAGACCGTCAAGAATTTCGAAATGAACGTTGACTTCGAAGTGTATACGCGCGAATTCACCGACGGACGTCCGTACATTACCACTGAAGATATCAAAGAATTGAAAGTGTTGTTGTTACGTACGTACATTCCGAAGTTCCAGTATATCGCTGTGCGTATGTATTCTAAGAATGACTTATCAGTATACGAGAAGTTACAACTTCGTTCCCTTGCGTTCGAATATCGAATTTTGGATAGGTTAAATTAAGATGGCAAAGAAAAATCAATACACTCGCGAATCTTATAATGCCGTAATGCGGGCCGGAGACTTCGACGATTTGTCGAAGACTTTGTCCGCGTCGAATTACGACGCTACGTTTGGGCAATACGACACCGCGTTACAACAGATCGACGAGTTTTACGTTGGACTCCAAGATACAACGAGAGAGTTGTACGCGAATGCTTATGAGACGGCTAAAATGCAATCCGAAGCGACGGGCACATACGCTCTGCAGCAGAGAGAACAACTTGCTGGAGCAACAGGTTTGCTCGGTTCACGTAGATACGCCGATCAAGTCAATCAGAAATTCTTCGATATGACCGACGTGAAACAAGACTACACAACGAAACTCGGTGAGCAAATACTCAGTCTCGAACAGCAACGCCAGAAAGCTGCGGAAACTGTTCAGACAGAACGTACGAAGTTCGGCGAGTACTTCGAATCGAACGTTGCAAAGATGAGCGAATACATTTTAAGTCGAATCGACCCGAACGTGCTTGACCCAGCGACTGGGGACATCAGTGCGTCGCAACTCGAAGCACAAGGCTATGTAAAACGTAATGCGGACGGCACGTACAGTACGACGAGTAAGTTCAAACACGTCCTTGCTCAGTTCGCTGACTCTGACCCTGCGAGCGTGCAGCAATATCGTGAAGAGTTGTTCGCAACCGACAAAGACTTGTACGACTTTTATACTCAGTACTTCCCGGCAGCAATGCAAGCCGCAGGCGAGTTCTCAGATAGTGAGTTGGCGAAGTTCTCAGACGATAAGATTTACGCGAATGAATACTATAACGAGGCGAACTTAGAAGTATACCGTCAGGTGATTGACCGTCAGAATGGCAATCCGGCATTGCAACGCACTATGCGTAAAGCGCTTATGTACGGCACGAACGATATGGCTGACTTCACGAAGATGAGCGACGCTGAGATAATCAAGTGGGCGAAATCGATCAACGTTGAAACTGGTACGTCGCGCATCGACCAAGAATTTGTCGATTCTGCAAAGAAAAACCAGAATAAAACAGACGTCCGTCTCAAAGACAAATCACTTTCCGAATGGCACGATTCTAACAAAGTCATTACTGCCGGAAATAAGAAATACGTTCTTGATAGCGATAAGAATGCGAAATTCTCGTCGACAGGCGGCCAACCGCACGAAGCCGCGAAAGAACGTGCGACCTTGTGGGACGGCTCGACCGGGAAACTTACAGATTTGGTAAACTCTGGTGTAGTGACCGTCGGCGACGTCGTCATTGTTAACGGACAACCGTACTTAGTTGTACGCGCCGACAAGGACAAAGTTACAAATGCAGACGTTCGTCTCAGAAAAGTTAGAGAAGTATAAACGGAGATTCTATGGCTAGAAAATATACAACTTCAACCGAATTAAACCCTACCGAGTATTTACTTGACCAAGCGAAACACAGTCGTTTCTACAGTCCAGATAAATACTCGCAACTCGTTACTGCCGGTGACCCGGAAGCGATTGAGTTATACGTCAAAGAACAAGCGATATTCGCAAGTCAGAAACCGATCAACTCTTGGGACGAGTCGTTTTACGACGACCTTAGAGGCGATGAGTTCGCTCAAGAAGTATATCGTAACACGCAATACTTCGAGACCGACGAGAACGAGTACGCCGTGACTATGGAAGCATTGACCGAAGCGCGAGCGGCAGCGGTCGCCGAACGTGCTTATCAAGCGCAGACCGGAGCAAAGAAATTCTTCACGACTATCGGTTATGCTCTCGGTGAATCGCTCGGTGTATTTGCAGCAGCGATGACCGACTTTGTTAAGTCGCTCGTCGACGTCGGTTATTACATCGGCACGGCGATTACAAACGAAGGTAAAGGCGAATGGAACAGTCTTGCTGACGTTGAAGGGTACGGTGAAAATTTCTCGTTCACGAACTACATCATGGAAACGTTCGAAGAGAAAGGCCGTGGCAAATCGCCCACGTCTATGAAGTGGTCCGGTCTTGCCGAAGGATATACTGTCCGTAGTAACACTGTCGAGTTCTTCCAGTCGTTGTTCGACAACGTAGCGAAGATGGTTCCTGCAATCGTTGGACGTGCCGTCGGCTCGCCCGGCTTAGTTATGTTGTACGCCGGTGAGATGTTCGGTACGATTTACGAATCGACTATCACCGACCCTGAGTTCATAAAACTCGGTGAAGAAGGTAGGACCGCTGAACAGTGGGCGTTGATTGCCGAACGTCTTGCGACGGAATACGGTCCTGAAATGCTGTTCGGCGGCGGCGCATACGGCGTCGGTTTCTTCGACCTTGCAACCCGTGTATCGAATAAAATTCTTGCAAGTGGTGCAATCACCGCTGGACGTAAGTTCGCTGCAGGTGCGGCAAAAGTTATTCTGGACGCCGCTCAGGAAGGTACAGAAGAAGCGATCACTGAATGGCTGCAATGTGGTCTCGATTCGGTTATTATAGACGGCAAATGGGAAAAGGTTGACCGTGAAGACGCTCTGATGGCGTTTGCTATCGGTGCGTTGTCCTCGTTCCTTATCAGCGGCGCGCAAATCGCAGCACAACAGCAAATCACTGTCGGCGACATAAAACTCAACAAATTCGAATCGTGGCTTGCTGGCGACGGTCTCAATAACTTGTTCCGTGACACCGCTGTGTCGAAAGCGGCAGCTGCTGCGAACGTGACTGTTGACCAGTTCCTTACTGACACGCAGTACGCTAAACAAGCTGAGAAAGCTCAGAAACAGGACGCTATGGCGTATCGTTCGACGATCGCTGCTACGGCGCTCTTAGAGTCGTATATCAGCAAGAGCAGCCCCGAGTCGTACGGTACGATTACCGAGATGGTAAGCAACTCGTACGAATACCGTGCACGTAAGGTCCGTGAATATATTACTCAGAAACAGAATCAAGCGAACTGGGACGCTGTAAGTCAAGCCGTCAATAAAGCCGACCCTAACCTGACGTTTACGCCGGTTGGGCCGTCGGAACATTCACAAGCTATTGTAAGTAACATTTCCGCTGTACTCGGAATGCAGACTATTGTCGGCGAGTTCGGCGCTATCAATATGGCGGACGGTGGAGCTCCGTTCAAGATTCTCACTCTCGATATCGCAGATGAGAACGGTAAAGTTATGCCTCATCAGGTTTGCCTGATCGACGCGCAGCAAATCAAAGACAGTCGTCCGACACAGTTGTTGCAACACGCGTTGTCCGAACAAGCGTTCGCAGCGGGCATTGCGAAAATGCTCCCGAACTTAACTGTCCGTGACCGTCTGTCTCTTGAAAATACTCTGAGAGTCGTCGGTCGTATCGGCAAAGCGCCTTGGAACAGAGGATATAAACTCGAAACAGATATCGAGCTCGCAAGCGTGGCGTTGTACTCAGACGTTGCAATGCGAGCTATTGCTCGTGCCGACCGTAAGGTTATGACGGAACTGTCAAGAGCGGTCCGTAAACACGTTACCGACCCTAACGCAGAAGTACTGAAGAGAACGAATTTCTTAACGGACCAGATGTTGCAAGATATGTACTTGACGTTGTCGAAGTACAACGACTTAATGTACTCCGAACTGGTCCGTAACGGATATGACGTCGACACCGCTAACCTCGACGGTAAGTCAGTCGTTGAAAAGAACGAGATTCTTTCCGAAGCTTACGCTGAAATTCCGTATTCGGAAAGCGTTTGGTCGTATATCAATGAACTTATTGACTCGTACGTGTCTGAGAACGGTCTTGACGTAACGGATAAAGATACACAAGAGCTTATCGCTGACGCGTTTTGTGACGTGCAATGGGACGAGAAGTCGAAGAAATTCGTACCGTTGCCTCAGATCGATCCGGTAACGAATGACCGGTTCATCAGAACGAAAATCGATTTGCACAAAGACGCGCTCGTTGCGCTCGGAAAGTCAAAAGCTGACGCCGATGCACAAGTAAACAGTGCTACAACTGTGCGATTCGGAGCAAGTGACATTATTTCAAATGCAGGAATGTATGCGTGTAATGGAGAAAATGCTGCGAGCGTATCAGTTGTTTTGAATGCAGACCCCACCGCGACAGACACGACTGGCAAATCAACCGTTATTAAAGCCGGTTCGACTATTGCGAATCGATTCGTTAAAGCGTTTGAAAGAAATCTGACCGACGAAGTGATGGCTGAGAAGTACGGTAAGTTCTTCCCGGTATTGAAAACTGCAGAAGGACCGAGTCTTCATACTGCGTTGACCGAGATATACAACAAACTGAGTTCCGGTCAAGCGTACCGTGAAATCACTATTACGTCGAACGGTACGAGTGTGAGTGCATTCAACGACGTCACATTGATACCTGTAATTTACCACGAGTTCCGACATCAGGTTGCCGACATATTCGGTATGGGCGCCGGTACGAACATAAGTGTTGTACGTAGTATCGTTGCTAAAATGAACGAGACGCAAGTACGTACGATGATGAGAAACATTTACGAAAATCGTAAAGCGTTGCTCGATGCCGGCGTATTCGCTGAAGACGGCAAACTTGTAAAGAAAATCGAGGCGCAATACGACTCGACAAATAACTTCGAGACAGTCACGAAAGAAGTCCGTGGCTTGCTGTCGCAATGTATCTATCAGATGAACTACGGTGAAATTTATGCTCGTTCTGGTAGAGCGGCATTGCAAGAGAACGTTCCGCTGTGGACAACCGCTAAGAAGAGTGAAACCGGCGTAAACGAGTTCGTTGCCAACCAGACGATGAAAGACCTCGGGTTTACCGACGATACGGTCGAAGTTCAGAACACGACGTCGCAATACTTGCCGGAAGACGTGAAAGGTCTCTGGGAAGATATTGAAAAGACTGGTTCTGGTGAGTACGATGACCTTCAAGTGATGGACCGAATGTTGTCGCTGTTTGAAAACGACTACGCTCGTTCTATCCTCGGTAAGTTGTATACCGAGATTATGGGCTTCGACTTTGACGCTCAGTACGCTGCAAGTATTCGAGACGGCATCGACGTTGTCGATTGGTTCTTTGTTGCGTTCAGTAGAAGCGCAAAGGCAACGGAAACGTTCTTGAAGACGTTGTTCGTCGCCGACCCAGAGTTGTTTTCCGAGTACACAAGTATAGTGGCAAAAGGTTCACCCAACTTACGGCGAACACTTGTCCCGAAACGGGCTCTGATAAACATTTTCCTCGACCCGCTGATGAGGAATACCTACGGCGACGCGTTCCTTGAAAAGTTCTTAGACCTCGAAAATCGATTCCCCACTTACGGATTCAAGAACACGATTGAAGCGACGATCAGGTCACGTGAATTCGAACAATTTGCCGGTCGATCTGCTACTGATGTTGAGGACCCGTTAGTTACTATCGGCGCATTTACCGGAACACAAGCAAATGAAGTTGTAGCGCATTCGTATGTGTTGAAGTCAACTATACGAGCGGCAACTGAGAACATCGCCGGCTTCTTGAAGAACGGCGACCTGAACGGAATATTCGACATAAACGCGTACTCGTTAGAAGGAATCAACACAATTCGCGAAGTACTTGCCGACAAGACGAATCCGAAGCTCCATCACGAATATAATATAACCGAAGATTATTTTTCAGGCGACACGTGGTCTCGTACTGTTAACTGGTACTTAATGAAACGGTACTCGTTGATGTACGACCCCGTAACAAAGTCGTTCGTTCCGATGTTCTCAATGCCGACACAAATGTTTTCAGGCGTGAAAAAGGCGTATACTGTTGACGGAAAAGAAATCGAAATCAACTTTGCAAAGAACGTCGAATCGATAGCTACGGCTCACACGACTGATTTCGAATATACTAACTACATCGGAGATGAGGTACTCAAGAACGACCGATCAATCATTCTGAAAGCTGGAGACGTAATTGATTTGTCGAAACTTCCTCAAGAGTTACGCGTCAGATATCAAGATACTCCGATTGTTTTCACGACGGAACTGAACCACGCGTTCACGTTCGACGGTCGCCCGTTCGGGTTAAGAGCGAACGTACCGGTCGAACCTGGTAATTTCTCGTATTGTAACGGTGAAATATGCGTTGTTAGAGTCGACACTGGCAACAGGAATAACTATATCTCAGCAAGCACTGCCGCACACGAATTTGGACATCTCATTACAGATACTGGCGACGCATCGCTTAGCATAGAAGGTATGGAGAACTTTATCGAGTTGTGGGCTCCTGAAGGTCCTGTTCGCACCGCGCTTGCCGAAGCAGTTGCCGCTGCTCTTGGTACGCCGGACAGCGTTGGCAAGTACTTAGACGCCCACGAGTTAGCGTACGCTTTCTATCGGGTATTGTACAGCGAACGCGTTACCAGAGCTCCGTATCGTATTATCACTGAACGATTCCCGACGCGTCTTGAAACAGACCTTAATACCGGCAAGACCGCACGCGTTGGTAAATTTGCTAACCCGCTGCTCGATGAATTCTTCAGTGTGTTTTTACCGATAACAGAGCAGAGCAATGTATACTTCTACACAGCGAAGAGCAATGCACAGAAAGCAACGGACGTCGCATATCAAGTCGAGACCGACCTTGGCTTAGACGTGAATGACATTGACAGCTTGCGAGCATACGGCTTCTCAGATGAGTTCATCGATATATACTCAACGGGTCGAATGACGAACAATGACGTCAGACGTTTGATTTATAGCGACAACATCGGTAACGCCGATGCTTGGAACTTCGTCACGACTGTATTGTATCCCAATGAGCAAGTAAGCGCTGCATTGCCGGGCACTATACAACGCAACTTGAAAGATATTCCGGAGTTGCTGCTCATCATATACTCGATGGGCGACAAGAAAGGAACGTTCAAGTCAACGCAAGACGTTATGGACGCGTTCAATGACACGCTTGCCGCTGACCCGAATATCTACACGAAATACTCGAAGCTCGTCGATAAACTGTTGACGAACACAAACGTCGCGAGTGGAACGGCAAACGTATGGCTGTTGTCATACGACGGACCGATATTAACCTACGACTGCGCGAAAGCGTACGTCGATCAAGCGAAATACGGCTTCACGCCTGACCTCAAAACAACAGCGATCGAAGTAACGACGTCTGAAGGAAAGGACGTTCTTATTACGGATATCAACGGCAAAGGCGTCACGGAATCAACCGAAGATATTGCTATTCGAAACCTCGAAGAACAAGGCGTCGACGACGTTATTCCTTCGACGCAGTTAGGTGTAACGAAAGAAGAGTTTATGAAGCGGTACAAAGAAGGTATCGCACGTATGAGCGACAAAGAGCGCATTCACGCTTGGGACGTCTTGGAACTGCGTCAGGCCAAAGCGGACTTGAAAGCGAAGTTCGGTGACGAATGGAACGACGTCCGAAAGGAAATGCAACAGTTGTTGCAGCCGCAAGACCCGAAATACAAGTTATCTACGGTCCATCAGCACATTCTCAACAGAATACGTGCCCAGATAAGCAAGGCAAGAATGGCCAACATTGACGTTTCTGGACTTCCTCAGAAAGGCGTAGACTACAACCTGTACACCGACACCGAAACGCTGATGCTTATCGAAGAGACGTACGCGAATTACGTCAAGGATAGAATCAACGCGAAAGAAGTCGCCGAAGTCAGAGCTACGCTCAATATCAAACCCGAAAACGAAGGCGTAAGAGCGATTAAAGAATCTGCCCATAAGAAAGCTAAGAAAGGCTCACCTGATACGCAGCAAACGCCTGTCGACAATATGGAAGACGTTCCGGTTAAAGACGGAGTTATTCCTGTTGTTATTCCTGAAGATACGGACACTGACGTTGATACAAAATCTGAAAGCGATACTGAGACGAAGAAGGTCAAGAAGCCTAAGAAGCCGAAGCCGGTATCACCGTTCGATTTACCTCCTGAATGGAAGAAAGTGTTTGAACCGAAACCGTGGAAATGGGGTGAAGAGTACGATTACGTATCACCCTTACGCGCAATGGGTTTCTCAGACGATTTCATCGAGCACTTGGAAACGCCAGTAACGAGTGAGGGTACGGTCATTAACAAGTTTTGGGTTGAAGAACGTATCAACTCGTATAACGGAACTAACCCTGAAGTTATCGGTAACGCTACAGCGTGGGCCGTAGTGTTGCAATGGTTATATCCGAATTCACCGTTCAAGACGTTAGACCAATTACAACAAGCTCTGTATTGGTTGCCTCGATTCGCGTCACTCGACACGACTTCGACTGGCGTTCGCGATATGGCGCTCGATGGGTCAACAGTCAACGAATATTTCGACGAAGCGCAGTGGACGCAAATGCAGACAACGATCGAAGGATTGATTAAAGACCCGTCGAATAAGATACCTTATCACCTTATTAACGAGATGAAATTACCGTTGACGGTCCAAAACGTGTATGCGTTCCTCTTGAAACTCACCCGCGATCTGGGTCATTACAGTCCTCTTGCCGCAGCGATCGAGATACAGCAAGCAACTAACAAGTTGACACCGGAACAACGTCGACAAGTGTACGACCAGATATTACTTAAAACTGGTAAAGACGCTCACGACGTTGAGGCAATGGACCAAACAGCCAAACGTGTTGCACAGAAAGAAGTCTCAGAAATCGAAAAGCGCAAAGAGGCGTATAAGCTGCAACAAGAGACGAACCTCGCGAATGCCGTCGATAATGCGAAGATTCGTAACGCTGCTCTTGCCGAAGCCGAAGAAGCGTACGAAGCAAACAAGAACATAAAGGTTGAGAAATCTAAGAAAGGCGGTCGCTTGATCGAAGCAACGAACTTAACGACTGGCGGTCCGGACGTCAAATCGAATCGTAAACCGAAAGATTACGTCCTGAGCCCGAATACAAAGGAACGTTTCAATAAACTCAAATCGTGGCGTCCGAGCAGAAACCTCAGGCCGATCACGGATATAGAACAGTTCAACAACGCGTTCAAAGCTCAGTTGATGGAATGGAGCAACGAGTCGATCATCGACTTTATGGATATGGTTCGTGCGAAGTACCAGAATCTAAGTGACTACCAGCGTCTTGCGATGTTCTACACGCTTGCAACGTTGTACGAGTTCAACCAGAATATGTCGTTGACAACTCGTGACCTTGTCGGTCAGTTCAAGAAACGACTTTCAAGTAGTTCTGGTACGCTGCTTGCGGCACAATCGCACGTTGAAAATACACAAGCTGACGCTGACCGTTACCGCGAAGCTGCTCGTAAGATGGGCATCATTGCCGATGAAGAGTTGCTCGCCGCGTTTGTCGACGCTCGTCGTTCTGGGGACTACAAGAAAGCAATGGAAGTCCAACAGCAACTGTTGCTCGATATGGCAAACAAGATTCCTAAGATACGTGAGTTGTTGAAACAGAAGCGTTACCACGAAGCTCTTAAAATCATTACTCGTCGTATCAACTCGTTCAGGTACACTGCGATGTTGTCGAATCCGGCAACGCACGTCAGGAACTTGACGTCGAACATTGCTCTCAGTGGAATAAACGAAATAAGCGAACGTCTCGCACAACGTTTAGCAGTCAAAATCAACGAGAAGCTTGGAATCAAAGGCGAATTCGTTCTTACTGCGAAACGTCGTAATTTCAAAGATATTCCGTCTGACGTTAGAGCGTATATCGATCAGAAGCTTATAAACAACGGACGTCTTGAAGCAATACTGAGCGGCAGCAAGTTCAACCCGACGAGCGACAACATTATTGAGAATATCACGAACGCTTACCCGTTCTTCGGCGACGACGTTGTGAACAAAGCATTGCAGAAGTGGTACACGTTCACGTTTGATATGTTGAGCAAAGGCGACGCGATATTCCTCGGCCGCGAGATACAGATACGTCTCGCACAGTACCTTGAATCACTGAATAAACCTCTTAAAGATATAAGCAAAGACGACTTCGAGATGTTACTCAATATGGCGCTCGATGACGCACAGCAACTGTACCTCCGTAAGTCGAACAACTTCACGAAGTGGTACGCTAAGATGTCGTATGAATTCCCGGTCCTCGGATTGCTGTTCACGTCGTTCTTACCGTTCGCGAAAGTCACTGCGAATATCACGTCGTTCTTGATTCGATTTTCACCGTTCAACTGGGTGAAAGTCCTTGCCGACGCGGCAGCGTATAAATACCAGACGCAAACGTTGTTCATTGAAACAGTCGAAACGCGTGTCGACCCGATCACCGGTAAGACGTACGAAGCGCTTATCCAGAAGAAAGTCATGCGTGGCGGTGACGCTGACAAAGCACGTCAACGTGGAAGTCAATTGTACGATATCGTCCCGCAATTCGCGAACATTATTGGTCGAGACATTTCCTCAGCAACGATAGGTACTGTTCTGTTTGCAATGGGCATTGCTGCTGGTCTGAGTGGCGTGCTTGACTGGGACGAAGATACTTATGGCAACCTCGTCGTTCGTGTAGGTGATTACGCAATCACTATCGACTTGTTGTCGCCGGGTATCAGTGCGTTGCTCCTTGGCGCGTCGATCACAAGTAAGACGAAAATGAACGACAAGACCTGGGACACGTTCGCAGACGTGTTGAGCAACCTGACCTTGCTCGGAACATTCGACGATATCTTGCGATACAACGACAACGTAGGCGACGTCGTTGCGAGCGCGTGGGGTACATATCTGTTACAATATGTCCCGGCGTTGTTCAAGAGCATCGCGCGTGTCATCGACCCGAGCCTTAAAAAGACAGGGTCAAAGTGGTATTACCGTCTTGCTGCAGCACTTCCTGGGTTTACGTACCTCGTACCGAACAGAGTCGATCCGTACACCGGTGAGTATATCAATGACGACGGGACACATCGTTGGTTGAACTTAATGCAGATCGTGTTGCCTACGAGAATTATCAAGGAAAGTACGAATTATCTCGAACTCGAAGCGATACGACTTGGCACGACGACCACTGGACCGAGTGGCAGGTTACAATACAACGACGACGTGATCGTCCTCACTGGTAAGGACAAAGAACAGTACGAACAGAGACGTGGGGCATACGTCAGGTCGTTAGGCAATAAGATGGTTTCGAGTAAAGAATACTTGGACGCTCCCGACGAGTTGTCGAAAGAAACAAAGAAAGCCACAGGAAAGCGTGACAGAAAAGATATGCTTGAATGGGTTTACAGTAAAGCAAGTAAGTATGCTAAGATTGAATATTGGTTGAATAAAGGAAATACGTACACTACGTCAGATGCAAACGAGTATCAAGAATTGGTCGCGATATTCGGACCGGATAAAATCAAGTTCAGGAAAAGCGGAAAGCTGCTAACGAAATTTACGAAATAAAAAAAAATACCCTCGACATTACGTCGGGGGTATTTATATTTAGTGGAGACAGATGAAGTTCGGAATGAGCTCGTGGGCGTATCGGATATAGAAGTCGTAATCGATATCTAAGTCCTTGAGATTATACTCAGAAATATCGCCGTTGATCAAGATTATATTGTCCGGGCAATCTGGGAAACGGTGCGCGGAGCCGTCTTTAATTTTGTACAATGTGCCGATGCCGCGGCGCGATACTACGAATCGATTTGTGTTGTTGACCTCGAGTTCTTGTTTGTCGGTCTTGTATATCGTCCGTTCGAACGTGCTGCCGCTCTTGACGCACATTGCAAAGTCCATTATGTCGGTACAATTACGGACTGTTTCTTCGATCGGCGTACCGTCGAGCAAGAACTTGAATGCCGCAATATGAGATATCGCGTACGACGCGGGTTTTAACCTATCACGCTTCGGATATACCCACGAACCTTTGCTCTTCGCTTGTCCGTTGTCTTTAACGAAGATGTAGTTATTGACGTTGTTCTGAACAAGCATTTTGCCAGCGTCGACCTCAAACGTGAAGCCGATGCGTTTGTTGATTTTCTCGACCGCTTCCTCAAAGCCTTCCCAGTTAGGTACGTATAAGAACGCGCCATCAGTATTTGTCTGAAGTACTTCAGTACCCGGGAATTGTTTCTTCAAGTCGTTGACAACGGCAATCAAGAGAAACTCACCGACAGCGCACATCGTTATGATACGCGACGGGTCGTAGAATTTCGAGTACTTGTTGCGCATTGCTCCAGACACAGCGTTGATGAGGACTTTGTACTTATCACGCAGTGACTTTGCTTCTTTAGCCGATTCGAAATTGCCAGCCGCTTCGTACTCACCGACCTTGACCTTTAAGTCACGGACAGCTTTTATCATATCACCGAATATTTTCTTGCCGGCTTCGTCCATACCACGCGGCATAAGGTCAAAGTTCATAAGCATATTCGGATAGTACTGCGTAACGTCGATCGAGAAGATTTTACCGTTCTCGTTACTCTTGACGATAATCGGTTGCTCGAAGTCGCTATGCACGCCGCCAACACCGAGTTTATACACGTCACCGTCATACACAAACGTACGTACTTCGTTCTGGTCTTCTAACAGGAATGCAAACGGGTCAACGCCGTCGAGCATTTCCTTGATGTAATCAAGAACGTAGATCGATGACCGTTTGTCCTCTGCAGCAGTGCACGGCGTTTTCTGTACGCCGGTCGCTTCTGCGGTGAGTCCTTGCATTGTGCGTTGATACGCTTTCTGAAGAGGAATGTTGTAGTGTTCCGAGACGTATTCGTGTATTGAGAAATACCCTTCGCGGTCGTGGAACAGTTGTAATGCTGCATTTGTATCGGCGTGGCAATACTCGATGATTTCCATCTTGTCACGCGGACTGAGATTTTCTTTACCGAACGGAACGCTTGACTCAACGATCGACATACCTTGATTCGCTTCATACATTTTCAATGAGCCGAATTTCCAGTCGCTGTACAAGTCAATCCAGTTCCAACGGTAATGCCCGAAGTGTGACGTCCACTGTGTCGAAACATCGTGAATAAGGTTATCAGACACTTCGTACACTTCTGACGGAGAACAACCGCTTACGATTGCATACAAGATGTACAAGTCGTATGAGCGGATATTGAAGCCGATAAGACGGCAATTTGCAATTAAGAGACGCAGGTTACGTACCGCTGCAGGGTCGTCGGACGTGATAACGCTGATTTTATCAGGCGTATCAACACGACGAGTGCAGCAGCACCACCAGTTAGGGAAGACTTCGAAGTCGAAGATGATGTTAATTAGTTTTGTTGTCGACATAAGTAAACCTCAGTACAGTATTCTGTCCAGCGTCGTCGGGTAATTTGGCGCTAGTGATGAAGAGTAGTGAACACAACTCGGATACGAAACTATGTTTTCCTATCGGGCGCATACCGTTAAGCTGACAATATAACGCGTATTCCGCGAAGACAGAGCCAACGTCTCGGCCAATAATCGAGTCGCGAGTGATGTTCTCGTCGTCGATGTATTCGGACAAGGCCGATTGCATACGCTGGTATGCTTGCAAGTTGTTGTCAACCACAAACGAGCGAGTGAGTTCTCCGCGTTCAAGAGCGGCACGTATTGCCGACGCTGCAAGGTAAATCAAATACTCGAAGTCGGCTTCACTCAGCTTGTCACAGAAGAAGGTCGTCGGCTTTTGTATCTTAGTATTCATATCGATGAGCACTAAACGACGCATAAAGCCCGACGTACGGTCAGCAGTGTTCGGCAGCTTGTTCGTAGTGAAAATCATTGTTGCGTAGTTCGAAAACGATGACGGGTGACCGAACTTACGTTGTATCATCATACGTTCGCCTGATACAAGTTTCTTGATAAGAGACGAATCGTTGATTTTACCAAACGGGATATCGTCGCCGATATTGACGAGCTTACCTACAAGCTCCCACGGATAAAACGTATTTTCAAGGTCCTGCAGCGACAAGAATGACGCGTTCTCTTCACCGACGAGTGACGTAATGATACGCAACAACGTCGATTTGCCCGTTCCGCCTTCGCCGTAGATAAGATACATCTTTTGGAACAATGCTCTTTTAAGCAAGCAATCACCGATCATTTCGAGTATAATCGCTCGTTTCTGAACATCGTTGTTCGAGCACATATCCAAGAACGCGTTCATAATCGCGGTAGGTGGAGCGTTTTCGATATAGTTGTGGTTTATGTGTGTCGACACAAAAAGCTGTTGCGAGTGCGGGAATGTTTCCCCAGTCTTAATATCGAGTACACAGTTGTTAAAAGATATGAAGTGCCAAGCGGCGTCCATTTCGTCTTCGACAAGTGGCGCTTTGGTCAGAAGGTGTTTGTACACTTCCTCACGGCTCGTTGAACGGAATTGCGGAGCATACTCAACAGAGATTTCACGTTCAATGAACCGGTCTGCGATAGGCTTGTAATAACGTCCGTCGAACACGTACAGTCGTTTCTCATCGCTGTAAAACTGTTTGTCAAGCAGCATTTGACGCGCAACGTCCACTTCTTGCTCGGCAAGAGTCTTACGTTTAGCGCCGGCGCTCGGCGCGGTGAGATTCGATTCGCGCAATACCGTCGAGTTAAGTTCAGCGTTCGATAACGGCTTCGCAAACAAACACTCGTTTATCATCTGCCCGATAGCGGACAACGAGTTCACGTCGTTCGTCTTGCTCTTGATACGGTTTATCCATCTGAACAATGCATCGTTTCGGCCGTCGCCGTCGTCTAAACCCATGAGATTGACGTCATCGAGATTGATCGACCCTGCTTGACCGAAAGGATACAACGGTATGGGCAAGTAATCGATTTGTTCGTCGAGATGAGTCCACTCACGATTAGGGTCATTGAGCGGCAAGACGATGTATCCACGCCCATCGACGCGGTAGTCGACTTCCAAAGACGACATCGTGACGACGTGCGATGAGTTAGTGATCGTCCGAGCGATGCGCACTTCTGCAGGCAACCGGAAAATGAAGTGCATTCCGCGAGACGTTTTGAAGTAACAACAATGAATGTCGTTCAACTCAACATATTTTCTGACCACGTTCGCAGTTGTCATATCGTCGCAGTCGACAACACAATATCCTTCAGACACTATCCAGCCGACGCGTTGATTTGGCCCAACGTACAACGTTTTGTAGGGGTACTTCTGAATGCCCTCAGGTGTCTTGTCACCAGCTTTAATCAGACGGTAAACTGAGTTAGGAAATATAGTATTAAACCTTTCGAATTCGGTCATATTATACCTCCAAGTGACATGTCACCGAGCGCAAGTACTCATCAATCGTCTGTTTCGTCTGGACAGCGTGATACACTTTCTCGTCGATCGTTCCTCTTGAAATCAACGACGTGAAGTACGTTTCCTTGGTCTGTCCAACGCGATAGATACGTCCTTGCATTTGGGTCCATTCAATGTAGCTGTAATCGTACGAGTACATCACCATTCGCCGCGCCCACGTTTGAAGGTTCAGTCCTTCGCCGCGGCTTATCTGTCGTAAGAATGTATTTGCATACGGCAGCAGAGATACTTCGTCTGTTACAGTTCGGTTTTCTTCGGCAAGCATTCGTTCGATCATTTCCTTTTCGTAGATAAACGAATAGGCAATAATGATATTCTCATCTTTATGCTCACGAATGTATTTCCGCAGTGCTTCGATTTTCGGATTCTTGTCAGGGCATAAGTTCTTAACAAGCTGTTTCCCAGTATCAATATCGTTGTAATAAATGAAACCGCCTGCAGCTTGTCTTGCCTTTGCACACGCTTCAAGTTTCGCGACGATCGAGATATCCTCATCACTCAGAGCAATAATACCCGCTTCAATCGCAGAATACTCAGGCGTTGCCATACCGTCGACGTAAATCACATCTTCGTGACGCTCTGGTAACTTGTGAACGTCGTCCAGATTGATACTGTCACAGTATTGAGCGAACGTCGAACTAAGCTCGTCGGCAAATTGTAATCTGACCGTCGTCGGCTTACTGATGTTTTTCGTACCATAGCGCGTTGCAACTGGGAACGAATACGTATTGTAATAACGCCCAATGAACGCTGAGTCAGGGTACTGGAACTCAGCAACACCCATATTACGCAGAATACGGAAGGTGTCGATGTACGAGTTAGCAGCGATCGTTGCTGACGCTCCCCATACGACTTTCGCTTTCTTAGACAGCTTCGCAGCAATGCGCGCAGTCTGAGTGTTACAACCTTTGATTTTGTGACACTCGTCAAAGATGATATAATCGAATGTAGGGAGGTTTGCGATACGAGGGAACATATCGTAGTGCAGATACGTCACGTCGTGATTGATAGGAATACCGAGTTTTTCCCACATATCGAAGCGCACTGACTTCGGGGAAGCAATGAGAACTTTACCGCGTTTCAATTGGTTGAGAGCAGCGATGAGAGCAAGTGTCTTGCCTACGCCGCAGTCCCAATAGAGAATGTATCGTGGGTGTGATAAAAGTAAATCGACGCCAGAGATTTGATAGTCGAATAAATCGTACTGACGTCCAGAATTATCTGTTAGTATCATTTAAGTTATTCTCCAAACTATTCAGTTCTACAATAAACTTATCAAAATCGTTTACAACTAACGCTATTCCACCCGCTTTCGTGATGTTCGCCAGTTGTATTTTCTGATGTTCCGATAAACCGTTCTTACGGCCGGGGCGCTTGACTTCGATGCCGATGAAATGTCCGTGATAACACGCGAGTATATCGGGTATTCCACGAGGCATTTCGGGCGATGCTGCTATCTTAACAAACCACGCCCGGCGCCGCATAAGTTCGGTCTTAATGAGATTCTCGAGTTGTTTCTCCGGACCCGCTGTCGACATCGTCTTCCTCCGAGGTGGCATTCAAGTTCAACACTGCCGATAAGGCGCTGATAACCATATACAGGTGCGACGCGATTTCGTCGGCTGCCTCACTGTCAGGCATTTTAGAAGCATTGAGCAACGACGCGCTTGTGCCGTATTTCAAAAACCACTTATCGTATTGTTTGAACTTGCGCTTGTTACGAGAGCACGCGAAGACGTAAATACAATAACCCGACGGGTCGCGTTCTTTGACTTTCTTTAACAGAGATTCTGTGAGTGCTGGAATGACGGTAACTGTTCCGTCAACGAGTCTTTCCTCAGTAGTAAATGACACTGGAATGTCTTTGAAAATGCCATCGTGCTTTGAGCTAACCAGCTCGTATGTTGGGGCATCGAAAATGATTATCATACTGTCTCCTTATAAGTTTTCTGCAATGTGGACTTTGAGAACGTCCGATGCATATTTCACGCGACACAACGGGTGTCCGCTACAAACGCTATACGCTTCGTATACTGTAATGATTTCATTGAGCATATCCTTGTCAGGTGAGAGAGGGTGTTCCTCTTCACGCTTTGCAATTCGGTCGGCAGTTGACTCTACGTCTTCAGGGACGAATATCGTCAGCCCAGAGCCGAATCGGGATATGAATTTTTCGAGAAAGATACATTGCTTTATACTCAACGAAGAGCGTTTACGTTCGTAATTTCCGTGGACCCACTCAGACACGAAACAACGGTCAACAACCGCGTTCTTATGAGTGAGTTCGAAAATGACGTACTTCAAGACAATGTACCAGCCACGCTTAATTATGGGTCTACCATTGTGATAATACTTAAAACCATAATTGACGAGCTCGTTCGCGAGAGTTGTTTTGCCTGTTCCGTTAGCTCCATCGAGCCAGATATTATTTGGCATTCTTTACCTCCGACATTGTCTTCAAGAGCTTGAATTGATTGTTCACTTCACAAAGCTGATCGATAGCGTCGTTCACTGTCGGTGCTGTCGTCAGAATCGGTAACAGCTGATTCCAATCGATCGGATCGAGAGCTTTGACCGGATAGAAGCGTTCCTCACGGCAAGAGATTCGTGTACTCAGCGGCGATTCGATAAACTCTTTCACGTCGCCCGTATACAAGTGCACGTTGCCAGCAATGAAATGAAGTTCGCCGTAGTCGAGCCCAGCGTTCGCAGCACAGACTTGATGTAATAACGTGAAGAACGGTAAGTCATATACAATGCCTTTCCATATATCGGAGCTGCGCATATAGACTATCGCGTCAAGACCGTCAGTCAAATCATTGTATGCGAATTGCAGCATTACGGTGCAGCACGTATCTTTGGACGGAGTCTCTGGCTTCAGCGGCGGCTTGATGTGAATCACTGCTTGACGAGTGAACTGGTCCGCTTTGAGCAGGTTGATACAATATTCCAGTTGGTTGAAACCGTAAGCGTATTGTACTTTGTGACCGTAGTTGCTGTTAACGTGGACGCCGTCATCTGACAACGATTTCCAGATGTTCTTGCCAGCGTTTGTTTCGAACGATTCCCACGTGTCTTCGCCTTTGATATACCAACGAAGCTCGGCTACAAGGTAACGAAGCGACATTGCTCTTGTTTCCGACAATACAAGCGGGTATCTCGTATCAGTCAGAACAGAGTGATGAGCGATAAGAAACGCCGTTTCGTCACCGCCCATATTCTTACGGCAAGGGTACTTCGGCATATACGGACTCGATAACCGACAGTACAAGTTTTCCCATAACTCCGTTGCGGTAGAGTATTGGTTGATGCGTTCATACGCTATCATATAGTTTACCTCGTTGTGTCCCGCTCAGCTGCACGCGGACGGTAATCTTTAATCTCAACGTCAGGCAGTGCGGGGTGAATAATCTTGAATACAACCAGCTGGAAGTACGCAGTGCCACCGAAGAGCACGATATCTTCGTCTGAGAAGTTGTGTACCCAGACGTGAAGCGGTCCGGTATAATGCGCGTCGATCGGCGGGTTTTGTATCAAGATTGGCAGATGAGCCCATTTGCTGCGAATGAAGATAAAGCCGGCAGTAAACGCGGGCAAATCTAGATTCGCAACTGAAAGCTCTATTGTTACTCCCGAATGAGCAGGAATGTGTACGTCTTTTTCAAGAGCGATATCAATACCAGCGTCAGTCGGATGTCCTTTTGTTAATTCGTTCATACGTTTCTCTCCTTTAGCTTAGTAATTATACGACGGTATGTTCTGTGAACAGTGGACAGTGACATTCCAGTAAGTTCTGCGATGTCCGTCTTGGTAAGCGAGTCGCAAATAAGCCATTCAACGAAAAGCTTTTCGTCATCGGTAAGGGTAGACACGTCAAGGTCTTTAATGCAAATCTCGTCAGTAAAATCAGAACAACTGTTCTGTGAGTCAGGGATATCGGCAACAAATATGTTGCGATGCTTTGTGAGTTCTCGTAAGATTTTACGATACAATATCAAACGAAACAAAGAATACGTTTGGAACTGTTCTTCTTTTTGAATCAGATCGAATATTGCGTCCCACGCAAGACTCTCAATGTCAACGCGGTAATGGGCACGAGAAAAAGTATACTCCATATCTCGTACCCCACGTTGAACCATTGACGACATTTGCTCGTCGGTAATCATTTACCGAGCGCCGCAAGTAAACTCATTGCGTCATTGACGCGAGCGATGTCTTCAGGGTTTTCCAAGAGACCTGCGGTCGCGAAGACATAGTTCGAATAAGGAATGTTCGTTTTGCTTGTTGCTTTGGTCAGCGAAATGAGCACGCGGTAATCGCGCAAACGTTTTCTTGCCATAAGAACTTGTGTCTGGAACTTCGCGAGGTTGGATAAGCTCGTTGAAGGTAAGTTGATGACTCTGGGAATTCGTTCGCCGTCCAGCAATACGTAGAGCAGACGACGGTTTTTGCAAGCTTTGCCTCCGTTCTTGCCGCTGCCGAATTGATTGTACGTACATTTCGCGCACTCGTGTTCGTTGCCATCTTTATCGACGCCTATGACACCGTCATTCGACGAACAATCGGGCGGAACAGCGGTTCCATCGTAATCGTCAAGGTACATGACGTTTGACGGGAAGCTCTTCAAGATAACGCAATCAAGCGTTTTCATCGGAGCAGTGGTCCCAGTTGTGGGGTCTTCGATTTCGAAAATCGTACCGCCAGCTGTCGGGGTATTGATTTTCATAAATTCGAGTTGCAGCCCGTCAGCATCGGCGAATACTTCGCTGAGATATTCTTCGGGGCTTTGTGCGACAGTGCCGAGAGCGTTATCGGCGGGAACGGTAGGAACAATTTTGTTTTCGACTTCTTTTTCCATAAGTGTCTCCTATTTAGATTTAGTAAAACTGATGTCGTTGTATTCGAAACCTGAAAGAGTGCTTAACAAATCGGCAGGAATTTCGCCGTATATTTCTTTCAAGTCAGAACAGAACGCGTTGAGCTTCTTTGAATTGATGCCGTATAACGCGGCGGTGTGATACTTCGAGTCGAGTTCGTTGAACTTCTCTGGATCGATAACTGAGTACGAATACTTGGTAACAACTTTCGCTGTCTTGCCATGGGCAGACGCAGCGGTCAGACCGTTCTCGTTCAGTTGTGAGATTATCAAGTTCTTGAGCGAAGTTCGACGGGCTTTGAGCGACTCAAGCTGTTGTGATACTTGTGCACATTCGTCGTTGATTTCGATGAGTTGTGCAATTAAATCAGGCATTTCAGGCATAGTCGTCATATACAGAGGTCATCAGCATCGATAAACGCTTCAGCAATAACCGTCGAGTTAAAGCCGACTTCCTCTAAGATATCCGCCAGGTCGTCCATACTATTGGCGATGGCAGAGTCATACGTTTCCTCATAAGGAATACCAAAGGCGTACGTAAGCTGTTCAGTGCGGACGGTTCCATACGGAGTGAGAATAAACATTGCCCAGCGGCAGTTGCGACGATTCACAATGCACAACTTGTAACGGTTGTCAGAGTTCACGAACGCAACTAACTCGCGGACGAATGCTCCATTGGTCTGTTCATACGTGGGCAAAGGCATTGCCGACATAATCTCGTTGACCTGCTGCAATGGATATATTCCCCGTAGACATTCCGCAACAATCTTGTGTGCAAAATATCTCGGGACCATATTATTCCGCCATTGCGTTTGCTACGTCTTCGGCGATTTTGCCGAGTTCACTCTTGGGTTTGTTTGCAGCTTTTGCCGTTTCGATTGCCTCGATGAAGCCGGCGTTGATTGCTTCGACGAGAGTATTGAAGATGGTGAGTTCGTCTGCGGTCAAGAACTTTTCATATCCTTCGGGGACGACTACACTGGGAGCTTTACGTTTGCGCCCTGCGCTTCTGCCGGCAACGAGAGAGTTCTCTTCGAGCGTCACGACTTTGTCTTCAAGGTCACCGATGTTGACGAACGATTTGCCGAAGCCGAGTTTCTTGATGTTTACGGAATATTTACCGCTGCTTTCTTTAACGATAGGGCAAACAATCACGTTTTCGTCGTTCTCTTTCTGTGCATAAGCACGTTTTTCGGTTGCTACAATTTTCAATGTTACCATATTAACCTCCTTGTTGGTAAACATATTTTTGTTTCGGTTGTGTCCGAACCACATTTCCGCCGCGTTCTCTGGGAGTGGCGACGGAAGGGCCGGTGAGATGTCAGAGCCATATACGTTGCTCGACGATAACGCCTCTTTGATTTCTTTGATTTTGTTCGTGTCTGTAACGACTACAGGTTTATCGTCAATCATATTTGCCTCTGGCACAGGGTATTGTTTTTTAATACAATTTTATTTTTTAGCATCGTCAAACGTAACAACGACGTCGTATTTGACAAAGTTGTCTCTGACTTCCGGGTCTTTGTACGTCTCGCGAGGTAAAACGTTAACTGTTGCAATGGGCAGCGTAACGACTTCGGGGTACTTCTTGGCGCTTTTCGAAAGGTCAGCCATCACGTCAACGCCCTTGTATGTGGCAATAACGTTGAGTTCAATGTTCGGATACAGGTCTGTTACGAGTTCCGGAAGAGTTTTACCTACAAAGGTTTCGGGTTTGGTTGCTTCAAAATCGACTGTGTTCATTCTTTTGTCTCCTTTTTATAAATTTCTTCGCTTATTTTGCGAATCTTTGCAAAAATGTTTGTGAGTGTTTGTCCGATCGACTTGCACTGATACTTCTTAGCCAGTTCTTGGGTCGTGGCGCCGCACAAGTAATCGCACAGAATATCCCAATGCTTGGGGTACAGTTTTTCTTTCGCTTTGGCCAGAACGTAGTTGACAACCATACGCTGGTCCGCAGCGGCAATCGAATCGAAATTCTTATCTGGAACGTTACGTTTGTCTTCAAGGCGTACTGTCGGTGAACGGTAATACCACCTGAAGATTCTTCGCGCTTCGGTATACATACGACGCTCGATGGACGCGGCTGCAAACGTTGAGAATTTGTACCCAGTGGACGGGTCGTATCGTCTCGCTGCTTGCAGAAGTCCCAAGAAGCCCGCAGATATCAGCTCGTCGTAAAACCGCTCTTTGATATCTTGGTACTTGTTGAACTTATGCCAGTACACGTAGTATACAAGCGGAATGTTCTCAGTACAGAGCTTTTCGATATCGACTGCGGGTTGCTCATTCGTAGACATCGTAGATTTCGTCCCCTTCTTCGATGGTTTCTCCGCACATATCGCATTGTACGCCGTCTTCGTCGTGTACGTAATCTTTCGCTGTGAATACCTGTTCACCACGCGATAACAATTCGAGATAACATCTATAACAAATCGTCATACTTGCCTCCTTATTCGACGTACGTCAGGTTGAGTTGGTCTGCAGGAGAGAGACGTTCAGCGATGTCGCCTTCTCTGGTTTCGAAACTGACGCCCACAAAGTCAGCCGCGTCAAGTACAAACTTTCCGTTGTAGTACGCGTCGATGACTTTCTGTTCAGCTTCTTCTTGATTTTCCGCTTTTACCACTACGGGGCGGGTGAGTGTTTCTGTTACAAATGTGTAAAAATACTTCATAATATTTACCTCTGGTACAGGATATTATTTTTTAATACAATTTTAGTTTTTAGCGTTATTTTATAGGTTCGAGCCACGTTTTTGAATTGACGTAGTTCTTGATGTTGGGGTTGTATTGCTGGTCGTCGATATACTTACACAACGCATTACGTACGTCGTCTTCAGTGCCGTAGTCGAGGGCCGACGAGATATCGCGCGGCAGTTCGAAAATGCTTTCGTACGACATTACTTCGCGGTAAAATTCATACGGGTCGTACGCGTCGTAACCGGTTGTTTCTTCGTTGTATTTTCGATCAAGAATCAAATCAATAATCATATGGTACCTCCTAAAACCACTCGTAAGCTCTGGCAAATTCGCCTACTTCGTCGTCGCTTAACCACGATAACAGGTCTTGTGCCAGTTGTTCCCAGTTACATCCGTTACTGAGAATCTCTTGTAATTTTGCTTCATTCGGTCTTGCTGTGTAGTAATCAGACATTTTTACCTCCTATTTATTTTCAGAGTCTGTGAGCAATGAGAATATGTGATCGATTGTAACAACCGGGACATATTGCTCGTCGTGGTATTGCCCGGTGCTGGTGTCTCGCATTAAGAACGACTGCGAGTGTTTCTTAAGTGTATTTACGAACGTTTCCAAACGGTGCGTAACGTATGAGTCAACAGAACTTTTTACAACTGTGACGATGTCCGCAAGGTTTTCATCGGGTATTTCCTTCAATGCGACAACGATAGGTGAATTGGCTTCCGGATTGTTCTGTTTCTCTACAGGAAGTTGGACGATACCCATATCCACGAGCTCAGTTGCGTAGCACGTTTCAAGACAGTTCGGTGAGTCATAGAATTTACATTCTTCACAGACTTTCCCGATGCATTCACGTACGCGTGATCGACGCAGTACGTCTCTGATAAATTCGATTTTTTCGTTTCTGGTTGGCATAATTATTCCTCCGTATTGTCATATATGTTGCTGATTACTTCGTAAGGGCCATCGTCCATTGTTTGCCAATCGTCGCCGATATTGACTAAAAACGCACACGTCGCGCGATGCCATTCGACAACGCCCCGTGTTCCGTGCGGACTTTCAACGATATCGCCCTCGAAAATCTTTTCGCCGTTCTTATCGCATATGCCTGTAAATTGCCCTATGGTTTCGGGGAGAACAGCATAAGGTCCCAAATAGCAATCGCGATTTATAACGTCGTCGTGTATTCTGTTTCCGTATACCCAGTCGTTGTAATTTACTCGTTTGCCTCTGAATAGAATGTCTCTCATTCTTTTACCTCCGCTTTCTTGCACGCTCTCAGGCGTTTGCAATGAAAATCTTCTTCTTCCAGTGCGTAGTTGAACGCAATACAATATGCTACAGCTCCGTCGTCTACACACATAGGACAGACATTGCCGGGTTTGTCGCAGTATTCGTCCGGGACTTCAAGTTCGACTTTAATCTTCGGCATTTTTAATCAACTCCTTTATCAGTTCGTCGATCTTCTCGACTTCGACAACCTCGCGACAATACTCGTTCACGTATGACTTCGCTTTCAGTTCGTTCAAAACGTTGATTGTTTCTTGTCTCGTGTTGCGCAGTTCGTCGTCAAGTAAAGTACACTCAGTTTTGAGTTGGTTTATTTCTTTTTCTTGCTCGGTTACAAGGTTGAGTGCGTCTTTATGCATTTCGCCATCACAACAACTAAACTCACCGTTGTTATTATATGGGCAGTTCTTACAAAAGTTGATGCTCTGGTTTGAGCAACACTCTAACGCTTTCTTAATCTCTTTGTTCGTCATTCCCGTTCCTCCATATACTTGAATTCGAATCTGTTGCAGGGTGTATGATATACGAGGTAAGCCCCATCATCACGTATAATACGGTATGCGCACGAGAACAAATAGCAATTCGCCCCAGTGATACGCATATCTTGTCCGCCGTGTTCTTTCATATCGCGCAAGCAATATTTGTACGCTTTTTCTTTGTTATCAGAACACGTTTTATATACGTCGTGCAGTGACGTTGCGCTGCTGTTGCAATATCTGTGGAACATCTCTTCTTGTTTCTGATTTAAGTAACAAGGTCTTAACATTACTTCCTCCTGTTACGCCTCGCCCGTCGCTCGTCGCGCGTTAGGCGATACGTTAAGTATATTTTATTTTCTTTGTGTTGACGCCACGCATTGAGCAGCGCCGTTGAAATCTTTTCTTGATACACGCAAAATATCGTTATTATTGCACCGAGCAATGCTCCAATAAGCAGCCAAATGTAAAACGCCCATTGCAGAGACCCGAGGTATATTATCACTGCCGTTCCGAATATAGTCCAGAGCGTTGTGAGTGTACGGCTTATGAGTTGCACGATGATAAACGTCTTGGTCTTCATCGGCGTGAGTCCAGCGACTAAGCATAGCAAGTCATCTGGAAACACGGGGAACAAGAACATAAACACGAGTGTCGATACTTCTCGTCCGTGCAGGCGCGCAGTAATCTTGTCGTACTGTTCTCGTTTGATGAGTTTGAGTACGAACTTCAAGCCGAAGCGTCTCGCTAAGTAGAACGCAAGCAGCGACCCTGTGAGCTGACCGATTAGGGTCAATATCAAGCACTCCCACCACGGGAACAGCAGAGCTCCGAGTACCGTTACAGGCGTCGAACTTATCGGTATGAACGTTACCTGCAAGAACTGGAATATCGTAAAGACGATCGGCGCCCATGGTCCGCTATTCCGTATGGCTTCGAGTATTGCGTTCATTTCCTCAGTTCTGCCTTAAGGTTCAATATCTCGGTGGTCTGCTCGGTGATGGTCTTGCGCATCAGGTTGCACTCATTGCGCAGTGCTTCGACGATGTACGACTGCTTAATGTTATACCCAAGTTCTCTAAGGTATTTCCTCACATCGGATACCTCGATGTTGAGCACGTCGGCACAGTAGTTGAGGTCGTAGAACGACGATTCCCAGAGGTCCGCAAGCGAGGTGTAGACATCTTCAGGAATGATAGTCGTATTGTCGAGCGCGATTATCTTACTGATGTACGACGGTGATTTGTGGTATTTTTCCGCGAGTTCCTTGTAGTCGAGTCCATCGAGGTAGTCGAGCAATACGTCCTTGACGGTGCCGTCCGGTACTCTGGGCAGAGTTGCTTCGATCTCTTCACGACGCTCGTCGCGCTTTGTACGAAGAGGTATCTTATTCTTGCGTAATATCTCATACACAAGTGCTGTCGTGACGCCGAACGTGTCGGCAAGGTCCTGAACAGTTGGGACTGTCGATGAATAGAGGTATTGCTCGCAGAGCAGTTTATCTCGCTCGGAGCGTGAGAACGTCAGGACCTCCGCGTCGAGTATCTCGCGCGTGGCTTTACCGCTGAGCGCAGGTAATATCGTTTCAAGCGCAGTGGCGTCGCCGGTCAGAAAGACAATCTCGTCATTCGTGATGTCGAAGTCCCAGTGCACAGTTCGATTCGCGCACATAACGTGCAGCGTTTGTATGTCTTGTTCACGGTCTGCGTCTGTTGGTGAATCAAGCGTAATTTTCCATGTTTGCATTCTTATTCCTCCAGGTTGAGCGCAGCTTTCAGAGCTGACGTTGCTGCCCTCAGTCGTAAAGAGTACAGTTCACAGCGACGAGCAAGTTCTTCGTTGTTGAGCGGGGTTGTGATAGGTCTCGATCGTATGACCATATTGACGTAATTCGTCGATACGGCGAACTCAGGGCAGAGTTCTCGCAAGTAAGCGCTGATGTCGGCGGCCGTTGCATGGTCCCGGTCGGTTGCTAAGCGATAAGCGTAAGTGTAGCGTATGAAGTCATCTCGCGTAATGCGCGCTGCTTCAAAGACTTCTTTCTTATCGTAGCCTTGGTATTGTTGCTTAAGTTCAGGTTCTTTCTTCATATTATTCGTAGTGTCTCTGTTCGGCGTTCAGCACGATTTGCCCGATGGGCAATGTGTAATGGTTGATGTCCTTGCGCGTCAGCGTATGAGATTGTATCTTGTCATAGAAGTTCCTACGCGCTGCGGGTCCAATCTCAGAGCGTATCTGACGATACAAGTAGTGATTCGTTCCGTCGTGATGGTATGCGTTGCAACGGAGGTCGTTGTACTCGTCAACGTACCATTCTGCTTCCTCGATATCTCGGCCAGATATGAACAGTTCGTCGAGCGTCGGGGCGTCGTAAATACGAAACGCGTAGTGCTTGCCGTTCCACAGTCCGAGCTCAGCAAGGCAAATCACATCGGTCGGGAAGATCGTATCAGCGAACGTGTTCATAAGCAATCGACGGTTGTCGAAATACAGGTCTGACGCAAGCTCGTCAAGCAATTCATCTGACGCGTCGGGATAGAATTCTTTCAGGTCTTCCATCACGACGTCGCTATAGATAGTGCTATACATATCTGATACAACGATGTGTTTCTTCGGTTTACGTTTCATTTTAATTCCTTTCCGTCGGATATACCGCCGACGGTCGGTGTGAGTTTATATCGTTATCAACAACTGGTTTTCAAAAGCTCCTATGCGTATAACGTCTTCGTTTCCGTGCTTTTCTACGGCAAAGTCTATAGAGCAACCATTTTCAATAACAGTATTTGTTTTGCTGTCATACACAATGGCAAACTGAACGCTTCCTTCGTTTGAATATAAGACTGACGTTAAATCTTTGAGTTTCATAGCGAAGTCTTTATGCAAGCTCGGAATCAATGATTTCGATGTTCGAATCGTCAATGTCCCATTCGTCGATGTTGTCGTCGAACGTGTAACGGTTTTCAAGGTTCATCGAATCGCAACAGAAGCCGTATGCGGCGTCCTCAGCTTCCGAGAGACTTGACGCAGTGACCGTTACGCTTAGTTCGTAGTTCAGTGCTATTCTTATGTTGTACTGGCGTTTAATACACGATTCAATCGCTTCTTTCGCTGCGCTTTCAGTTTCGTACTCGCCGATAACCGTATAGCCCGTGTAATCGTCTTGCAAGAATACTTGATACCTCGTATCTTGGGTAATCACAGATTTTTCAACGGTACGCATATTGTGGTCTGTGTCAACAAACACGTCGTCGTCCCAGTCGGCAAAGAAAGATTTCAAGAATTGCCCCATGTCTCGGACATATATCTCTTTTTTGTCCGGAAATACGGCAACAATGTCCGTACCATACGTGTCGTTAAAAAGGTTAATTTTCTCGTCGATTGAATCGACAATATCAATGTTCATTCTTCTTTATCCTCCATTTTAGTTATTTCGTATTAAAATGCTGCATCCGCAGCCAATGCTCGACGACATCCTCGCATTCAATGACCGTGCCTTCAGGCGCATTTTGATCGAGCTCGACGCACAAGTCCGTCAACGGACAATCGTGAGCCATTTTGAACTCGCCAGTCTGTGGGTCGTAATCCATGCAAAAGAAATGCTTCGTATACCATTGAGCCAGCTGCTTCGTCGTCAATGACTTCAAATACATTTCATTAGTCATTCCGTGACTGGGTACGTCGTACAATGCTCGTTGCTGCGTTGCGACGGCGTCTGCAGGCGCTTCGTACTTCGCACTGAGCTCAGTTATCTGTTGAAACAACTTGTCAATGCATTCACGTAACTCAGTATTTTCACGCTCAAGCGCAATAACACGTTCAGGTCGTATGTCGTGCATATATATTTACCTCCAAAGTAATTGTCAAATAAACCCTAACGCACGGGAAAACTAATGACAAAAACCGTACGTTAGGGCGATACTCTGCGGGCAATGCTCGTGGCTCAGGGTAACGTTGACTGCAAAGACGTTCGAGCCAGTCATGGCAATAATTACGGCCGCCGGGAGAAAAATGGAAAAATGTCAACAGTCGTAACACAATTGCTCGCAGATTATATTGTAACCGCCGAGCTTTGAGGTGGATAGGGTAATTTGCGCGCTCAGCGGGTAACAAGAACGTGCTATGACCGCGGAGATTACGCTGAGATCGGACGTTTAAGACGGTCAATCTGATGCACTGTTCATTTGTTACAATGTATATTTTTTAATACAATTTCAGATTGATAGTGATTTATGCGTGGGCGATATGCGCTTTGGTTTTTGTAGTTTGCAACTGGCGAGAGGCACGATTTGCAAGAAAATGTTGATAGTAGTGGCGATGAAAACGGGATAAAGTCTGAAGATTGTTAAATGATTAACAAAGTACAGTGAGTGGAGTTTGTTAAATGTTTAACAATGTTCAATGAAAAAGTGCATTTTGAACAAAATAGTACTGTAAAGTGTTCAAAATTCTCCTGTTTTTATATATTGCTACTTATTTATTTTTCTTCTTTTTTTAT